GTTGCGAGCATGGGTCGCGGAGAACTTTGGCTGGCAGAACTTCATGTTCCAGTATCGTCGCCAATCTGAAAGATTCCAGCGTGGGCGCGTGGCCAAGATGACAAGGCCAAAGCATGGAGGCGGCAGCTTGGTTCTTAAGGGCGGCAGCAATTACGCTGAGGCGGTTCTGTTTGATCCAACCATTGCGCCTTACGCACAAGGCGATGATGTTCATTTCGGCGATATTGCCAAAGGCCAAGCCATCGGCTGGCTCCGAATGAATGAGCGCAAGGATGTGAACGGTAACGATGTTCTGTTCCTTGAGGAAATTCAAAGCAAGCGTGCGCAAGATCTCCGCAAGGGTGATGACGTACCTGATGCGCCATTCATCAAGAAGACCGAGTCATGGACTGCGCTTCTCATTAAGCGAGCAGTTGCCTACGCACAGCAGCGCGGAATTGATCGCGTTGTTTGGACTACTGGCGAGCAACAGAATGAGCGCTACGCATTCCCGGGTGATGAGCTGGTGTACGTAAAAGAGAAAGGCAAAGATACTGTCACTTTGTCTGTGATGAAAGATGGACGCAATGTTCGTACTGTGGAGAACGTGCCGCTAAATAATTTGGCTGCATACGTTGGCGCAAGTGCGGCTGAACGCATTGGTGCGAATGAGGGCATCCAGCTTGACAACGACATTGAAGCCTCTGGATCTTTAAAGGGTGACGACCTTAAGGTTATGGAGGCGAACCTCCAGCCCTACTACAACCAGACAGTCCCATCTGTTGCCAAGAAATTCCTCAAAGAGTTTGGTGGCAGCGTTGAGGTCATGGACATTGAAGGCACTGGCCAGCAGTTGGGCTTTGTCATTCCAGAAAAGCTTCAACAGAAAGTCGAGGCAGATGGCCTGCCAATGTTCAAGCGCAAATCTTATGAGGCTCAGTTTGATGACTTGCCTCAGAATGTGCGCGACATGGCTGTTGCCAAGGGCCACTACTCACCTCCCACAATCAAGGAAAGGCTTGAGTCCCTTAAGCCAAATCTGTGGTTGCGAGTGGTTCAAGGTACGTTCGACAGATTCCGTAGCGTCAAAGACATCAGCATGAAAGCGTACATGATGCTTCGTATGTCAACGACTTCAGACGGTGCGCTTGAAGGCTTGTTGCATTTTGGTCAAGTGTTTGATGATGGCGGCGCTCTGAATATCCGCAAGGGTACAAAAGGTTTGCTGGAAATTTTGCAACCAGTTGGCGCTGAAACAGATCGCTTCCTGTTGTGGATTGCTGCCAACCGAGCCGCACAACTCAAGAAGGAAGATCGCGAGAACTTCTTTACGCAGGCGGAGATCGACGAACTGAAGAAGCTCAACCTTGGAAAGATGAAGAACGGCAAGTACCGCGCTGGTGTGTACGCTGAGACTCTCACCAAGATGAATGAGCTGAACCGCTCTGTGCTTGAGTTGGCCAAAGACAAGGGCTTGATTGACGAAGCTGGTTACAAGAAGTTTGCCGCAGACATTTGGTACATCCCCTTCTACCGCGTGATGGGCGAAGACGGTTCACTGTCGGCTGCGCAGGCCAGCTCTGGATCTGTTAACCAGTATCTGTCTAAGAAGCTCAAGGGTTCTACGCGTCAGGTCAATGACTTGATGGAGAACGTGCTGCTCAACTGGTCACACATTCTGTCCGCATCGATGAAGAACGCTGCGGCCGTTGAAACATTGAGCGCCGCCAACCAGATGGGCGGCATTGTTACTCGCCTCACTACTGTTGATGCAAAGTTCGGCGTAGATGCGGCAGGCAACAAGTACGCCCTGAAGTACGCAGTCAAGGTGATGGAAAAAGGCAAAGAGGTTTACTACAACATTGAAGATGAGTTCTTGCTCTCTGCATTGGATGGCGTGGTAAATGTTCCAAGCTACGGCACATTCACAACCATCGGTCGTGAATTCAAGACTGCTCTAACCCGCTTCATTTCTTTGTCTCCAACATTCAAGATCAACAACTTGATTCGAGATTCTGTTCAGGCACTTGGCGTGTCAGAGCTGAAGCTGAATCCTGTTGCCAACGTGATTCAAGGATGGCGTGCTTACAAAGACAGCCGCGCAGAAGCGCTGGTTGGTGGCGGCCTGTTCGCAATGGGCAACGCATACGACGGAGATCGCGCCAGCCACGTGAAGCGACTGATTAAGATGGGCGTCAAGGACGCGGACATCTTGACTACGGAAGAAAAAGCCAAGGCGTGGTTTGCAAAGTTCGGTGAGAAGTATGACGAGATCAGTGACAAGGGCGAGAACGCCAACAGACTGGCTCTGTATCAGCAGCTTCGCGCCAACAATGCGACTCACCTAGAGGCTTCGTATGCCGCTCGTGATCTTCAGGACTTTAGCTTGCAAGGTAGCTGGGCTGCTATTCGTTACGCATCGATGCTGTTGCCATACTTCAATGCACGATTGCAAGGTCTTTACAAACTCGGCCGCGCAACTGGCGAGAACCCACAACGATTTGCTGGTGTACTCACTGCAATCACGGCTGTTGGTCTTGCTTTGTATCTCAGTCAGAAAGATGACGACGACTGGAAGAAGCGCGAAGAGTGGGACAAAGATGCGTTCTTCTGGTTCAAGGTTGGTGATCACGCCGTCCGCATTCCCAAGCCATTTGAGATGGGGGCTGCTGAAACAATCATTGAGCGGTTCGTCGAACAGATGGTGGACAAGGATGTTGAGGGTAAAGTTTTTGGCAAGCGTCTGTTGGCCGTGCTTCATGACAACCTTGCGATCAACCCAATCCCGCAAGTTGTTCGCCCGCTGTATGACATTGCACGCAACAAAGACAACTTCACTGATCGCCCAATTGAATCGATGGGCGCGGAGCGTTTGTCCCCCGAGAACAGAACCAATGCAGGCACTTCGGCTGCTGGTGTTGCGCTCGGCAAAATCAACTCGATGTTTGCCAACTTTGTTTCAACGGTAACTGGTGAGGCGGTGAACGCAGACAGCCTGAAGGTATCGCCAATCCAGTACGACTATCTGTTGAGGGGTTACCTTGGCTGGGTCGGCACTGTGATTCAGGCTACGTCAACTGCTGCCGCCGACACTGTGAAACCCGGCGAAGCACCTGACCGCAGAATCGATGACATGTTTGTTGTCGGCAACTTTGTGAAGTCTATGCCTCAGAGTCAGTCACGCTACGTGACCAGCTTCTATGAGAATGCCAAAGAGATTGCCACTGCCACCGCCGACTACAAGTCTTTCCTTGAGGCTGGCAATGTGGACAAAGCGTTGGAGATCATAGACAGCAACCAAGACAAGGTGGCACTGAGCAAGCTGTACTCTCGCATGTCCACAAAAATGTCCACCATTCAAAAGCAAGTTGATCGTGTCAAGGAAGATACGGACATGAGCGGTGCTGAGAAGAGGTTGGAGATTGACAGACTGTCTCAACTACGGATCGAGATGGCCAAGTCCGTAGAAGAGATCAGGGTTGCTCAGAAGAAATGAACGAATCCGGGAGCCGTTTATCAACAGCGGCTACCCGGTACACATGTTCCATAGCTGAGTCCAGCTCACGGCGTGTACATTTCAGTTGCATCTCGTCTGTTAGATTCAGCCCGTCGCCAAGCCAACCAAGCTCCTCTCCTGACGCGCCCCACTTTTCGGTTCGGGTATGCCTGTCCCACACAGATCGAAGCGCCTTGCAGGCCTCGTCTAGCGGAGCCTTGGCTTCGTCAAAATAGGTATAGGCCAGCGTGTTCCCAAGGTTCATACGTGCCGCCATTGCGTGCCACATAGGTTCATCAAACCCGCCCGTTCGGAGCAGGGCTAGGTACTGGTGAGGGATCAGTTGAAGATCAACCTCGGTTGCGGAATTGAACCTGATGTTCACCGGCAAGATCCGCTCTTTGGGTTTGTATCGTTTGTTAGGTTTCTTGTTCTTTGCCATGTCGTACTGTTCCGTAAACGTACCGTGGGTCTAGTAGGAGTATGTGTTTTTGATAGTAAAAACGCACAGTAGGTAGTTGTACTTGGTCGGAAATAAAAGCGCGTAAGTTGTTGATTCAGTTGCAATAAGTTGGAACTAAGTGGGTAAGAGGCTGAGACTTTTAATCCGTTGGTCGCGAGTTCGAATCTCGCCCGACCCACCAATAAAATCAAGCGCTTAAGCTACCAAGCGCAAATGCCTTTTACCCTCACTGTTCCGTAAACGTACCGTAGATCCTGACTGTACCGTCGCGGCCTCTTCTACGAAGCCCCTTAAGCTCTCAACATCGTGGTGCGCATACTTGTTTACCATTGCTGCCGTTTGCCATCCCCCCAGCTTTTGCAAGGCTTGCGTTGGTACTCCTGCCTGAGCCATCCTACTGGCCCAAGTGTGACGCAAATCATGCCACCGGAAGTTCTCGATCCCAGCGCGTTGCAAGGTTGCCTTCCACATCTTTGAGCTAATCTCCGCAATGGGCTTGCCGTGGTCATCAACAAAGACGAACTCACTATGCCTGCCAATGTTCTTTTGGATTGCATCAACTGCATCCAGCGGCAATGGAATTGCAAAGTCCTTGCCGTTCTTAAAGAACCCACCGGGAATGCACAACGTCTGCCGATTAAGGTCGACCCATTCCCATCTCATTGCCCTGACGTTGCTTTGTCGAAGGCCAGTTGCCAGTGACACACGAATCATGTCGCGCCACTTAGTAGGACATGCCTCTAAGAGTTTTGACATCTCAACATCTGTCAGCCACCGCACACGTTCCTTTGGCTCAGAGTACAACTTGAATGTTGGTACTCGTGTTATCCACTTACGATTGTGCGCAGCACGTAATGTTGCACGAAGCACTGCGAGATAACGATTGCAAGTTGCATTTGTTGCTCCTTCCTTTCGCTTGTCCCCAATCGCGTTGACAATTCTGTCTTCATCGATTCGTTGCAACGGTACGTCTTTAAACTGTTCCTGCCACCACGCCAACTGTCGTTCGTATTCGCATATGGTTCGGTTACTGTGCTTGATCTCGATGTAATAATCGACTGCGTCCTTGAAGGGACGATCCGGCGCAATGCCCATTTGATGCAAATTAAAAACATCCAGCTTGACCTTGGCTTCTACTTTTGCTGCTAACTGCTTGTTGCTTGTTTTGGTAGATCTCTTCACGCGTTTGCCATCTGGCCCGGTAAAGTCCATCCACCACATGTTGCTATCGCTACGTTGATAAAGTGCCATTGTTGTTCCTTTCAATGACGCTTAGATTTCCGACCAAGTAGCAGCGTTATTTTTATGCTTTTGGATGAATTCGTCAACTTGGTCTGTGTGACCACGCCAGCGACCCACTCCGTTCCAGCGAAACACGGGCAGCCTACCTAAGTTTGCCCAGCGTCGAGCTGTCTCGTAGTTAATATCCATACGCTTTGCGATCTCCCTCAACCCGATGGTTGGTCGCTCAGTCTGTTTGATCTGTTCAATCTGTTCTGTCATAGTGATAACACCCACTGTGCGGCACGAATGCCAATTCCAACAAAGATTCCGCCCAACGCCCATGCGCCGACGATGAGCGCCGCAATCACAAGAGTGGTCGCGAATCTCTCCATCATGCAACTGCCTCTTGCGATTCAAAAAGATCTTTGGTGTCAGCTTCTGCAACCGACTCCACCGCAACACCGCTGCTGATATGTTTGACCAGTTCATCTTGTGTAGCAACAGACACGTTGATGATGCTGTTAGCTACATGAGCCAGTGCTTGGGCGCGATGAGGTGCGCGAACCAAACGAACCTTGTCGCCGTGCGCCACGATGTAAATACGTTGTTGTTTCATTTCAAATCCTTAAACAAATTGAGAGAGGTCTGGTGCTTTCCATCCCTCGGGTTTACCAATCTTCCCGCCTTCAAGAATGACGGGCTTCCCATCTATCAGCTTTGCATCATTCGATGCAAGCACTGCTTCATCAGCATGAACTTTGTCAAAGCCCGCAAGATATGCGATGCCGTTACCGGTTACCTCGCAATCACACAATGCGTCTAACGCTTCTTCACGCTGCTGCTCACGAATGCGGACAGACGCATGGCCTGTTTTTAAATTTAAAGACAGGTGTCGCAATGACATCATGCTTTCCCGCAATGCTGTGTCGTAGGCTGGGCTAGAAAAATCTAGCGTAGCGAGAAGCTCCATGAACTCCTCGATGTGGCAGCCAATTTGAACTGACAGATTTTTTGCCGACGGCGTTTTGCCGCAAGCTGCCAACCATGTTTCTGTTCGCTGGTAGTTACTCATGACGTTTGCTCTGCCACTTCTTCTTCGGGCTTGCGTGTTTGTGCATTGGCCTCATTCAAAATGTAGTCGATCAACTGTCGTACATCTTTGTGTGGGCCAGCATCAAGCGCCTGCAAGATGACGTTAACTTGAACGATGTCAAAAGCTAAAACAATTTTCATGTGCTACCTCAAAATGGAATGTCGTCATCATCAAAGCTAGAGCCACCGCGTTGTGGTGCTGGGGCTGCTCGACGTGCTGGCGCTGCTGGCGCTTCACGACGGGGGGCGGGCCGACTCTGTTGCTCTTCCTTCGGGGTCAGTGCTAGGCTGAAGTATTTCTGTCCAGCCAATTTAGTGCCGTCCCGCCCAACCTTTACCCAACCAGATACCCAGTACTCGACGCCTTCTACATCAATAGAGCCGCTGTAATCTGGTTGAGAATCTCTTTCCTTCCTGCTGTTGCGTGCAAGCAGTCCGGTGTTTGTGTTGTCGTATGCTGTCATTTGATTTCCTTGAGATTGAGATCGAGAACAAGTTCAACTTTGATGTCGAACTCAGGGGTTGGCTGTTTCTTTTCACGTGGAGGTTCCACTTGGGCGCAGACCCACACCCAAAAATCAGCAAGCCGTATGTGCAACCAGTCCCAATATTCATCTGAGCGCTGTACGCGTCGCACGTTTATTTGCTCTGGTGTCCAGACGACGAAGTCACAGAACTGTCTGTTCGTAATTTGTAAGAGGCCTTGCATCTGCGCCATGTAGTAAGGCGGGATCGTAGGGTAGACCTGTTGGCTGAATGGGCATTTGATCTCCCCCACTCCGTCTTCCCCAATAAGAAAATCGGGTGAACCACCAAGCCAAGCCATAGTCGGGTGCGGAATAAAACCAACCAACTGAATAGCTTTAGTCTGATCCACACAATTCGCGCTATACGTTGCAAGCGCAACCGGCTCATTGACTTCTCCCCACTGTGTTGCTTCGTTGCCCTCGAATGTTTCGAGTCCCATTGTTCTGCGCCACAACTGTTGGCGAGACCCCGGTGCAAGACCGGCAGCCTGTCCAAAGGCAGAAGCTGTTAGCTTACCTTCGCGTTCTTTGAACCACTCGGGTGTTCGTTGTTGGTCGTTAGACATTACTCAAGCCCTTTGGCTAAAGCTTGTGCGTATTCTTTGAGTGCTGGCTTCAAGCTTTCGGACAATGCGTCATACGCTTTGCGCAGATCGACAACAGATTTGCACTCAGCCAAAGCTTTCTTAGCCTTCAAGATTTCATCTGCCGTGGCAACAGGCTTGACTTCTGGCTTCTCATCTTCAGGCGGCAAGTCTTCACCGGCATAGATATATAGCGCGAGGCCGTGCAATGCGATAGCTTTTGCAAGACAGCGTTGCATGGCTGTATTGGTTTGGAATGAATCAGGGTTGGCAATAGCCTTGTTCTTGTAGTCCATGATTGGTAGTTGCGCAGTTCGCTCTACGCCAAAGGCGCGCACGGTACAGAACACCATGGCTGTTGCGCCGATGTACACAAATGGAACGGATGCTTGTGTCTGTGGGTCGATACCGAATCGGTATTCCCATGTGGCAGACGGATCGCGCTGGAGAAGTTGATCTACTGCGAACGCCCAGCTTAAGTAGCTGAGGTTGTTCTTCTTCTCTATGTAGTCGCTGACGTCGACTTTACGCAGGGATGCGAAGCTGTCGACAGGAGCTTGTGGTTCCTGATGTTGCATTGGGGTGTCTCCTGCGGCCAGCCAATCCAGCCGCTTACACCCCAATTATCACAAATCCTTGTGGGAAAAACAAGTATCCTTTAGGAATAAATTGAAAATAGTTGTATCAACGCACCCAATATCGTCGATGTTCAAACATTACACCAATTATTCTGACGTTTTCAGGGGTGTTATCAGCCCCTTGTATTGAACCCCAGTCTGAATTGGATGGCACTAATTCAAACTTGTGGCCACCACGGGACTTGTATTTTCGCAGGACTACCACGTCATCGCCCGTCTGTGCCAGCACCAGCTCTCCGGGGACAGGCACTCTGGCAACAACATAATCACCAGAAATTGGGTCTCTGTCCGCTTGTATTACAACCACGTCGCCCGGGACAAACTCGGGGGCCATGCTGTTGTCTTCTATCTCAAATGCAAACCGGTTTACTGGTGAGGAATTGCCGCTCATCAAATATCCTTTAATACTAAATGGTTCATTTGAAATGAATTTTAGTATGTCTTTGCAGGGAATGATAGGAATTTGACAAGTGTCCTTGAACAAGTTGACTTGACTCATGGAGATCATGGGGGCATATGGATCGCCCTCGCCAGTCTGTAACCATAGTGGGTTAACCCCAAGAATCGTAGCCATCTTGGCTGTATAGCGTGATGACTGAGTTGTTTCTGCGCCTCTGATGAGGTATGAAATCGTCTGTTGTTTTGTCCCAACTTGACGTGCTAACTCGGCCTGCGTCATACCCCTTTCGGCAATAAGGTTTTTAATACGCTCTGCAAATGTACTCATCTAAACAAGGTTCCTAGTTTTCTTTTAAGTTGGCTCAAGGGTTAACACTCATTACTACAAGTTCCTACAAGTTTCCATTTTATACACACAAAGTTCTACAAGGAAAATTTATTTGTTGGAGAACAAGGGAATTTGTTGTTTCTGCACACAAATACAAGTACACTTGTTTTCGCAGGATAGGTCTGGGTTAGCTACCAAGACTGAACGGGGGAAAGCTTGGTTCCTTTCGTATCCCCCTTCCTGCCCCTTCGGGGAGGGCAGGAAAAGGACTTGAAGGAATCACATGTTTTCATACCCATTTCACATCAGGGACTACCTGACCAAGACGAGACACCTCAGTCAGACAGAAGACCTAGCGTATCGCAGACTGCTTGATACGTACTACACCGAAGAGCAACCATTACCTACTGACGCAAAGCGTTGCGCTAGATTGATTGCAATGCCAGATGCGCACGAGGCTGTTGCCCTTGTGCTTCAAGAATTCTTTGAGTTGCGTGACGATGGTTGGCATAACGACCGTTGTGATCACGAGCTAGACAAGTATCACGCCAAGGCAGATCGTGCCACCAAGGCCAATGCCAAGCGTTGGGAATCTAAAACTGATCCGAAATCAGATAAGAAAACAGATCTGAAATCAGATGCTGATCAGATCCCAACCAGTAAACCCAAGAAACCAAGAACCAGTAAACCAGTTAAGACAATCGCTGACACGATTGGGTTTGATGATTTCTGGTCTGCGTATCCACGCAAGACTGCGAAGACAGAAGCCGCTAAGTCTTGGCTCAGCCTTGATCCTGATGAGGCAACTCTCATCTCCATCATGAACGCACTCAAGCGGTTCAAGCGTAGCGATGATTGGACGCGAGACGGTGGGAAGTACATCCCATACCCCGCGACATGGATCAATCAACAGCGGTGGCAGGACGACTTATCCAAGGCAAGCCTTGGTGAGTTTGATTTCGAAACAGAACTGCGGGGAGCTTTGTAATGAACCCGCACCTCGACGACATTCTCACTCGCTTGAATAAAGTACGCGGCCGAAACGGAAGTTGGGTTGCATGCTGTCCCGCTCACGAAGATCGTAGCCCGAGCTTGACCATTCGCGAGACACCAGACGGCAAGATTTTGATGCACTGTTTTTCTGGCTGCTCTATCGGCGAGATCGCAGGAGCAATTGGCGTTGATCTATCGGATCTGTTTCCGCCATCTGATGACTACGACTACAACAAATCAGCACAAAGAAACAAGCCACGCTTTATTGCTTCTGATTTGCTTAAGGTGATTGCGTTTGAGTCCACTGTTGTTGCCGTTGCCGCTAATGATTTGGCCAAGGGCAGAACGCTCAGCGAGATTGATCGCAACAGGATGCTGACTGCATGTCAGCGCATCAATGAAGCTTTGGAAATGAGTGGTGCTGTATGAGTTCGCTTACATCAATTGAATCGGTCGCACGCAAGCTTGACGACGCACGCTCAACACGTTTGAAAACACAGATCGTAGACTTTGATCGCTACCTCCGCGCCCGCGATGAGGACATTGGGAACATTAAGTCTCCAACAGATTTCCGCGATGACCTGATCGATGAGTTCTTTGGCGACCCCCGCCAACACGGAATTGATTTGCCTTGGGTTAAAGCGGGAGACTTGTTTTTGGTGAGGCCGGGAGAGGTAACGATCTGGACGGGATTCAATGGACACATGAAGTCTATGTGTACTGGATTCGTGTTGCTCCACCTCATGAGTCGCGGAGAAAAGGCGTGCATTGCCTCATTCGAAATGAAGCCGCGCAAAACATTGCGTCGCATGGCATCACAAGCGATTGGCACACGCAATCCAACTGAACAGTACGTCAACAAGTTCCTTGATTTCTGCGAGGGCAACCTCTGGTTGTATGACCAACAGGGAGAGACAACGCCCGAGAGAATTCTTGGTGTGATCTATTACTGTGCGGAGCAACTTGGTGTCACGCAGTTTGTGATTGACAGCTTGATGAAGGTTGTGTCTGGCGAGGATGACTACAACGCACAGAAGAAATTTATCAGCCAACTGTGCGCGGCCGCAAAGGATTTAAACATTCACATCCACCTCGTGCATCACTCGCGTAAACGCGATGACGAGAGCCGCCGACCCGGCAAGCAAGATGCTAAGGGTAGTGGCGCAATCGTTGACCAGTGTGACAACTTTATCACTGTCTATAAGTTTCCTCGCAAAGAAACAGACGAAGAAGATAAGCCAACACATGGCTTGTATGTAGACAAGCAAAGGCATGGCGAGTGGGAAGGAATTATTTCATTGTGGTTCGACAACGAGAGCCTTCAGTTTAAGGAGTCATCGCATGACCCACGGAGGCACTATGTCTGAGTCGCAAAGGCAACGCAACAGAGAGCTGATGCCAAACGTCGCAGCGATGATTGATGAATGGAAGATTCACTTTCCCGGATTGAAAGTTATCTGGGCAATAGATCATGAAACAGGCCACGAAGTTGGAAAGAAAGAAGAGCCTGACCCAAGCAAAGTATTCGTGATTCCACCCGATTACTTTCCATGTACGCAAGTAGAGACACCCAAGAAAGGACGTAAGAAATGAGTATCGAACGAGCTGAAGCTAGGCTTGGAGAACTTCGAGTCAAGAGCGAGGAGTATGCGAAGGCATACGCCGAACGTAACTGGCTTGAAGAGCTGAAGAAATCTAAGCTGGCAATCCTAATGAAAGAGGCAGAGGCGAGAGGCTTTACGTCTGCCGCTGCGCAAGAGCGAGAAGCCAGAGCGCATGAAGACTACCTCGATCTGTTGTTGGATCTGAAGAAGTCAACAGAGATGAGCGAAAGACTTCGATGGGAATTGGAAATTGCCAAGCTGGGAGTTGCGGTGTGGCAAACGCAGAACGCTAATGAGCGTGCAGAGCGGAGGGCATACGGAGCATGAGCGCACTTGACATCCAAGTGGCGGGCGACCACTACAAAAACCAAGCCATACAACCTGTTCAATACATCCATGCCAACGGCATTGGTTTCTTTGAGGGCAACGTCATTAAGTACGTCACACGCTGGCGCGATAAGGGCGGCATCAAAGACCTAGAAAAAGCAAAGCACTACATCGAAATGTTAATCGAGCTGGAGACAAATGATGAGCAACCAACAGACAACACTTGACTTTGACGGGTGGCATCAGGCAACAGCCGGGATGATGGCAGCCCTTGATAACGCCAACAAAAAGAGCGAAGACTGGGGCAGCAAGGCTGCTGCAATGTTTGCTGAGTACTGCAATCTGTTTGGCCACGAACCCTTCATGACAGAAGATGTGCGCGACTGGTCAGAAGCGAACGGTCTCCCGCTACCTCCTGACAAGCGTGCATGGGGCGCGATTGCCGCATCCGCACGCAAGGCAGGGAAGATTCGCAGTCTCGGGTATGCCCCACAGAAATCAGCCAACGCACACCGCGCACCTAAAACATTGTGGGTGCGTGCATGAGTAAACCGATTCCTCCGCACCTAACATTTCAACAAGCCTTGGTTCGCGGATATGTTGGGCGCATTGAGGATCGCGGGTACATGAACTGGGTTAAGAAGTTACCCTGCTGTTCATGTGCATCACCGGCAGATGACCCGCACCATCCATATGGTGTTGGGTTCAAGGGCATGGGCACAAAGGTTCCAGACTACTGGGTCATCCCACTGTGCCGGAACTGTCACGATGCTTTGCATCACAACGTCGCCGGGTGGGAATCTGTTAACGGATCTCAGTGGGAGCATGCCTCCGTCACCCTGCTTCAAGCAATCTACGAAGGAAGGTTGGTATTTACCCGTGAATAAATTACCAATCAGCCTGTTCTCATCGGGCGCGTGCCGCGTACTTAACTGCGAACATCCATCCGGTCTGTTCGGATTTTGCATGGATCACGAGAAGGCTGGATTGCGCCAGCACTTCAATGAAGCTGTGCGCCTTGGCTTGGTCGATGAAGATTTGCCTGCTTGCTTTCAGAACATTAAGCAGTACCACGAATATGTTGCGACGTTTCTTGCGTCGCTCAATGGGTTTCGTCAGTCGCGTGTAGATATATGCAGGGATTGCAACCCCGCATACAAAGATCGCATGATGGCTGAAGACAGATGCGCCCATCACGAAACAGTTTTTATCAGGTCGCAACGCATGGGTGGTGACTTGGTTGGTGTAGCGATTGGCAAATCCACATCCGCATGGGAGAACGCAATGATGGGTATCAGTGGAGAGGTGGTTAAGTTGCCACCGCACTACGCCATCGATGCCACACTCAAACAGATTCACAAGGATGCCGAGCCTAAGAAGCGCGGGCCAAAGTTTAAGAAAGATCGTTGATGCTGTTGTTGCCCTACCCAATTTCGACGAACAGATATTGGCGAACCTTTCGTGGCCGCATGGTCAGGAGTACGCTGGCGCTGGCATACAGGGATATGGTTCAGGAGTTGGCAACAGAGGCGGGGCTGGAGCCATATGCCTGTTGTGTTCAAGTTGAGATGGTGTTGCATCCCGTTCGCCCCAAAGATTGGGCAAAGCGTGAGATGCGAGATCGGAACTGGGTGCTGGGTGTTAGGCGCATAGATATAGACAACGCACAGAAGGTGGCCATTGATGCGCTACAAGGCGTGGCCTACGAGAACGACAGACAGATCACGAGCTTGTCGATTTGTCTTGGCAGCGCGCTAGAAAACGGCGGCCTGTCTGTTTGTGTGACACCAGATTTAACTTGGGGGTGATATGGAATTTAGAAGTGCAGAGCAAGCTGTTCGATTCGCATACAACATCAGCGAACGTACAGAGTTTGCAAGGACAGACCCGTTGCGCGTGAGGGGCACGAGTCAGGAAGACTTGAGTCCCATGGACTTGCATGCGCAAGCCGCCATGATTCAGTCGCAAGTGAATAAGCTTCACCCTGTTGAACGAAGTTCGATATTGGCAATGTATGGGAGAGGTAAGGATAGAACAGATGCCATCCGATATCTATCGGAGTATCTGCATCCTGCTGTGTCGTCGACTTTGCCCGGCAAAAGTGAGTTGATGATCGTCGTCTGTCATTGGGTCACAAGGCGACCGGCGATTCGGGCAATCGCAGATGACAGAGGCGTGAGTTACAGAAAGGTGTGTCAGTGGAGGTCGGCCGTGCTTCGCGCATGGATGCCTTTGCAAGCAAGGGCAATCCAGCGTTTGCACGACCAACTTGTCAGCGGTGGATTCGGTTTGGAGTGAGGATCACTTCAAAGATTTCCACTGGCTCTTGGGTTCATTAGCCTTCGTCACGTAGAAGTGGATGAGAAAGTTAAAGATTTGCGCATAGGACATGGTGATGCCAGTGTCTTGGGTCAGCCGGTCTCGAATTAAATCGATGTCTGTTGATACCGGTATCGTCACTCGTTTTGTCTTTGCGCTAATCATAGTTTGTGCTTCCTTACATTACGACACGCTTCACGCATTTGAGGTGTGAAGTCTGGGTTGAACTCTGCTGTTGAGCAATCGATGCGCACCCCCTCTGGCGGCTCAAAATGCACGAAGGCAGAATAAAGGAACAGGGCATACGCCCCGCATCCCAACAAATAAATGGCGCCCCACTGCCAGAATTTCATTTTCATAACGCCCTTCCTCGCTCCGCAGTCTCAAAGCTTTTGAGGATCTGTTGTGCCAGCTTAACCAGATCCTGGGATCCGCCGAACTCCAACAGATTGAGGTCTGTCTCGAAGGCGTGGATCTCCCCGTGTATGGATACGACTCCGTGCAAACGTACAAGCCACGGCGCTGCAACAATTTTGCTTTGCTCCTCCACGACAACAGATTGCAGTGGTTCGAACTGCCTTAAAAATAATTCAACTTCTTTTGCTGTCAGCATTTTGGTTTTCCTTGGTTGGTTTTTTCTTTAGTGAGTTGCGGGGGACTACCCACAGTTCGCGCCCATCACCGCAGTCCATGAGAAACGCTCCAGCCACACGCCCAGCATTCAATCGCTGATTGATTGCTTGACGTGAGCATCCCTCGATTCGTGCGGCGACAGACGCCGTGACGTAACCCCGCAATATGCGGAGTTCAATCATCCTTTGCGCTTCCTTTCGGCTGACATGATGGTCTTGGCGGCGTTCTGTTCTGCGTCCATAAGCTTATCGACCCAGCCCATCAACTCCTCGGCATCGCTCTTGTTCGCATCTTTAACAAGGCCTCCGTTGTTTGCACACAGGCTTATCTGTTTGGCAAGCATGTGATTGAAGGCGTCGTTCATCAGGTCTGCGATTCCATCTGGGATGGCGTCTCGCGCAACGGCCAAGCCAAGCGCGGTCTGAAACAGATCCTGCATTTTCTTGCCGAGCATGCCGGTCTCCACTGTCCTCGCATACTCTTGACCCTTCACGCCTTTGATCGTATCCATGATGTCAAACACAGACTCGAACGCACTGTCGACATCGTCTCTGTCCTTGCTCTGTTTGCCCTCTCTGTGCAAATCAAGGATGATCTGCACACGATCAACCACCTTCTGATCGTGGCCGCCAACATGCCAGTCACGAATCTTTTCTGTTGCCAAGCCGTCTTCGCCGTTGTAGTTCTTGCCGTTTTTGTAGTTGTAGATTGTGGCGACCATGCCATCATCGAACAGCAGTACCCACTCAGCATCTACCTTGTGCTTGTCTCCGCCTGTTGGTTTGCCAAACAGATTGACCAGCTCCTTGTAGCCTGCATCCACATGCCCTTGCAGGCAAGTAAAGTTGTACTCAATCTCCGATTGGTTGTGCGTCTTGTAATTCATGGTGTTGCTCGGTGTTGTGGAAAAAGAAAAGGCTGCATTAGCAGCCCCGTGAGTTGCGTTGTTGGGTGTAGTCATGCTTGCTCCTTGAGTAAGCCCATATCCACAAACATTGCAGGAACCCACTGGATCTCGCCATTAAAGCGGACAGGCACAACCCATCGCACCTTAGCGGCAACATCCATCAGTGAGTCGTGAGGCTCAACAGATTCGCCCTCTTCGTTGCATCCCAAAACTAATCCCCGGCCAGCCAAAGGTTGGGGGTAGTCTTCGTGCAAGAAAAACTTCTGCTCTGTTTCTTTAAACAGACCTTCGTCATCTATGAATATGCCGTCGCCATGCTTGTTAATGCGGGCTACGTCATAGGTGTCGCACTGAATCAGATCGTAGATCTGTTTGAAATCGCCGTTGTATTCAACTTCGGTAACAGTTCGTGTGAATGGGTCGATAAGAATGCTTCGCATAGTTAAGCTCCAAAAAATAGATTGAGAATGGTTGGCGTTAGCATCAGGCCAAACAGAATGGCAATGAATGCAATCCACATCAGCGCATCCTTCACAACGACGCGCCATTCTTCGCGGTCAGCGTCTGTGTACCTTTGCGGTGTATCAAGCAATGCTTGTTGCAATCGCTCGGCATCGCGAGACATGGGTTGATTGTTGGGTGGCGCAACATAATGACCGCCAATTTTTAATTTGCCTGTGTCATAGGGTGGGATTCTCATGGTGCAAGCGTCTCCTGTTTTGGTTTGCGTGGAATGTTTAATGCGTCTCTGACTTTGTCGACAGCTCTGCTGATACCGGCATCGTAGCCACCGTGTTCATCCAACAGATCGAGTACGCCGCCAAAGGCGGCAGTCATCATGGGTGATGGCTTGTCTTGCTTGCCCTTCACCATTTTCTCGATGGCCGAAGCCAATCCGTCGATACTGTTAAGCCGTAGGTCGTTTACTTTCTCGTTCATATCAGTCCTTGAATACGTCGGCAACTCCAACGCGGTTGCCGTTAATGTCTCGCAGGATGAACGTGTCACCCACCTTAAGCTCAACAGATTCTGTGTAAATCTTCTTGCCTAGCTCTGCTAGAAGACGCATAGCCTCTTGGTTTTTGTCGGCTTGCTCGACGTGGTCGAGTCCAAACATAATGTTCATTCGCATACAAGTTCCTTTCGTGTTACCAGCTTGAGCTGTAAATAAAATCCCATTGATCAGCACCTTCGACGCTCAACAGATTTGCAATTCTGTCGGCAGTCTCTTGCAGATATTCCCAGTAGTAATCGTCGATCTCTTTGCTACCGTAGAAGAATCCCTCGCATGGCGGGAGCAGTTCCGTCGCCTTGCCACGCTCTGCAAGAACCTTCAAGCAAAGCGATTCAAGTTCACGCAATTGACCTGAATAAACTTCGTACTCACCACAGTCGTCGTCGCCGTTTTGTACGTTGTCGACGAACCATTTGTGAATTGCATTGGCTTTGCGCCAATACATTGCAGAACAAAGAATGGCTTTAGGTTCCATGTCTCCCATGCCCTTGATCTGTTCGGCCTTGATAACCGAGACGATTTCCTCGTCGCCCCTTTTATAAAGGTTGCGCCTTGCGCTGAGGTACATATCTAATCCCATGATCGCTCCTTAAAGTTCACACCAACCGGAAGCTAACCGAGTGACAAGTTGCTGAAATGTAATGAGTTGAGTGTTGCCAAACCCATCGTCAACGTGCAATGAAATGCGAGTGCCTCGCCTAGTGTGTAAGGTCATCTGTTAAGCCTTTTGGAATGATTGAATCCAATCAAGCAAAGCTTGCTTTGCCTGCTCTTTGGACAGATCGAACCTATCTTCTAGATAGGGCGCGGCAAACCACATGTTGGTTTCACCACTGTCTCGAAGCTCAATTAAGTAATCGTGAATCTCTTGCTTACTACTCATGTCTGTTCCTTTCCGTGAGTTGCGATGTGAGGCAAGGCCTCCTGATGAACACTCGGGTGAATGCTCATTAGGAGGGAGCGGGTCGCCCCGCTCTCGCTCTTATGCACTTGCTAGTTCGGGTGATTCGATCTGTGCAAGCACCTTGTCAATCCAAGCCTCAGCGCTATCTTTAGATAGCACTGGTTCCTGAATGATTGCGTTCTGTGGGATTGGCAATGTCGGTAGACATTTGGTGATTCCATCGTGCCAAGGTTGGCCGAGACCACCGGCAACATCCCGACCAGTTTTACTGGTCGCATAGTGAAGTCCGGCAAACAGACTAGTTCTAAAGAACCCCGGCATTGCGGTCAAGGCCGCAAGCTTGTCCATGTCAAGAGGGGCATCCTCTGACTTGATCTCAATAAATTGAGCGATTTTCTGTTTGCCACTGAGGTCGACGTTTTGACCGCCGAAGGCACCGTACAAAGCGACGTTGTATCCGGCCTGTGTCAGTTGCTCTGCAACTTTGAGAGCAGAAGCACCACGCCAAAACAGCTTCGCTGAATCGACACCACAGTGAGCGCCAAGATTGATGATGATCGAAACAGATCGAGTTCCGACCCGACTTTGTCGGCGTGTTCGTGTCCATGCCCTGCCCAAGTCACCACGCCACACTGCTTGCATGTCGACTTCGTCGCCCTGCTCGGCACGAATCCGACGACGACGAACAGATTTGGGGGAACTAAGTTCCTTAGTTGTGATCTGCTCAAGCTTGGCAACGCCCTCCGGCCAACCCTTAACAAGACGTTCCTTAAGAACGTCCAAAGTTGGAGCGCCAGTCCAGTCTTCTCCCATCTCTTTTGTAAAAAGAGACTGAGCATTCTTGCGGCGCTCATCACTTGACCACTCTGAAGGAGTGTCGATGATCTGATTGGGTTCCGACACACTATCCCAAAGGATAGTTGTGATGTTTGCTTTGGCATCGTGTTGATAAATCATGTCAGACCTCGACCTTGGATTTTTCGTCAGCTTTCCAACCTACAAAGTAGGTGGACTTGATTTGCTCGATAGTTCGACCGGCTTTGAGCAACTTAGTTGCATCGAGCAGGAAGCGAGTGGAAAGAACACGATTAAGACGTGTTTCTGTGATACGTTTCCGAGTAGCCCAGCCCCATGCCAACAGATCAGGGTCAACGGCTTTTCGTTCAAACGCTTTGTCATAGTCCAATAGGACTGTTCCGGCTCTGAATCGATCAAGCGTAGCTTCATCGAGTCGTTCACGACCGGCATAAGTCATGTTTGCACCAGTACCGAAGGTATTAGCCGCCGCTAAACAGACAAAGTCTGAGTGACGTTCGACTTTGGTACGTCCCTTCCTTTGAGGAAGGTAGAAGGAGCCGTTGGCCAATGCC